AAAGAGTCTGAACTTATGGAAGGAAGACTCGGTATGCTTGCAACTATTGAACCTTATATTGGTAAGTACTATTCTACCGAATATGTTCGTAGAAGAGTTCTTCGTCAAACTGATCGTGAAATTATTGAGATTGACGAACAGATTGAAGATGAAATCCAAAAAGGTATTATTCCAGATCCATCTTCAATTGATCCAATAACCGGAGAACCTTTACCACAAGAAGGTGAAGGTGGAGATCTGGGTGCGGTTCCTGAAGAACCAGATCTTGAAGCAGAAGCACAAGCAGTTGATGCTCAGTATCAAAAAGATACTAAAAAAGCCGAACTATAAATAATCCAAACATTCACTTAAATTCATGGAAGATATTGTTGATTTGATTGCAACTGATGCGTCTGCATCTGATATTCAAGATCGTATTAAAGATGCATTGATGGCAAAAGCAACTGAAAGAATTGAAGCAATGAAACCTACTGTTGCTAATTCTGTTTTTAATGAACCAGAACAAGAAGTAGATACAGAAGAAGAATCTGAGGAGTAATTTCTAACACTTTATAAAAATAATAAATATAAAGTATAGGAATACAACGAGTTATACAATGAAACTCATTACGGAAGAAATCTCTCAGGTAAAAATCATTACTGAGGGCAAGGGATCTAACAAGACCCTACACATCGAAGGTGTATTTCTCCAAGGCGGAATCAAAAATCGCAATGGAAGAATGTATCCCGTTGAGACTCTTTCTAGGGAAGTAAATCGCTATTGCGAAACTTTCGTAAACAAGGGTCGTGCTCTTGGTGAACTTGGTCATCCTGATGGTCCTACTGTAAATCTTGATCGCGTATCTCACAAAATTGTTTCTCTTAAACAAGAAGGAAATAACTTTGTAGGAAAAGCAAAACTTCTAGAAACTCCAATGGGTAAGATTGCAAAATCTTTACTTGGTGAGGGTGTAATGTTGGGAGTTTCTTCCCGTGGTGTTGGATCACTAAAAGAAGATCGTGATGGTTGCAAAGTAGTTGGTGAAGATTTTCAATTAGCGACTGCTGCTGATATCGTTGCAGATCCTTCCGCTCCAGACGCTTTTGTTAATGGAATTATGGAAGGAAGAGAATGGGTTTGGGAAGGAGGAATCCTTCGCGAACAACTCGCAGAAAAAACTAAGAGATCAATTAATACCTTAGTTTCTTCAAAATCCTTAGAGGAACATAAGCTTGGTTTATTCCAAAATTTTCTAAATAACCTCTAAGTTTAGTAATACTATAAATAAATACAGATTCTAACAAGATTCTCTAGTAAAAACTGTCCGTTGGTAACAAATTTACAAGACATGGAAAACATCGAAGAAAACGTAGTAACCAAAGGTGCCGCCGCTGCTGAGGCTATGCCCTCATCAGGTGCTAGTGTGGAAGACCTTGGTGGACCTACCCCCGAAAACTATCGTCCCGACGACGATTCTGCAAAGCTTAAGGATCCTGCCGCAACACTTGCACAGGTAAAAGACGTAGTCAATGCTAAGGCTGCTAAAGCCGAAGCAGTATCTGACGAGGTCGAAGAGGGACAAGAGGTTGTTTCTGAAGATGAAACTCCTGCAGAAGAAGTTGTTGCCGAGGAAGAAACCACTGAAGAAGAAGTGGTTGCTGAAGAAGAAACCACTGAAGAAGAAGTGGTTGCTGAAGAAGAGATCGTTGCTGAAATCAATGTTGAGGAAGACCTCGAAGCATTGATTGCTGGCGAAGAACTATCCGAAGACTTCCAGAACAAAGCTAGAACAATTTTTGAGACCGCAATCAAAACTAAGGTTGCTGAAATCAAGGAAGAACTCAACGAGTCTTATGCTCAAGCACTAGTTGAAGAACTAGAGACTATTAAAGCTGGTTTAACTGAGCGTGTTGATTCTTATCTTGAGTATGTTGCTGATGCTTGGATTCAAGAGAATGCTCTCCAAGTTGAAGCTGGTCTCAAGACAGAAATGACTGAATCCTTCCTAGAAGGTATGAAGTCACTATTTGAAGAACATTATGTAACTATCCCTGAAGAAAAATATGATGTAGTCAATAGCATGGTAGATAAACTTGATGAAATGGAGGATAAACTCAACGAGCAAATTGAAGCCAATGTTGCTCTAAATCGTAGATTAGCAGAATCCACCGCAGATGTAATTCTTGCAGATGTGGCTGAAGGTCTTGCAGACACTCAGAAAGAGAAGCTTGCTACTCTTGCAGAAAATGTTGAGTTTGAAAGTGAGTCAGACTATCGTGAGAAGCTAGGAACCCTAAAGGAGTCATACTTCGGTGGCAGAACTAGCACTCCAAAGAGCACCTCTGAGAATTTATCAGAAGAGGTTTCAACTGACGAAGTTGCATCTAGTGATTTAAATCCAACGATGCAAGCCTATCTGGATACTCTTTCCAGAGCTGCTAAAAAGTGATTTTTAAATAATTAAATTCAAACTTATAACTTTTTAAAGAGGTAAATTTCAAATGCAGATGTACAATTCTGAACATCTACAGGAGAAGTGGGCACCAATTCTCGATTATGATGGACTTGATCCCATCAAAGATTCACATCGTAGAGCGGTCACCGCTGTCCTGTTAGAAAACCAAGAGAAGGAACTACGCGAAGAGCGTTCTTTCCTTTCCGAAACCCCCAACATGAGCACCAATAGCGGTTCCGCTGCTGGTTTCTCCGCTGATGCTACTGCAGCTGGTCCTGTTGCTGGTTTCGATCCCGTACTGATCTCCTTGATCAGACGCTCTATGCCTAACTTGGTCGCTTATGACCTCGCTGGCGTACAACCAATGAATGGTCCTACCGGACTAATCTTCGCAATGCGTTCCCGCTACAAGACTCAGTCTGGCAGCGAAGCATTCTTTGGCGAAGCAGACACCGCATTCTCCGGACAGGACGACGGATTCGATCTATCCTCTGCAGATACCAACACCAACGTTGGTCTTGGTACTACTGCTCAGCAAGGATCTAACCCCGGTCTACTCAACCCAACTGCTGCTCAAACTAACGCTACTGACTACAACGTTGGTCAGGGTATGCGTACTGATGACGCTGAAGCACTCGGATCCGAGGCTGGCGATCATTTCAACCAGATGGCATTCTCAATCGAGAAGGTCACTGTAACCGCTAAGAGCCGCGCCCTCAAGGCAGAGTACAGCCTAGAGCTTGCTCAGGACCTCAAGGCAATTCACGGTCTAAACGCTGAAGCAGAACTCGCCAACATTCTCTCTACTGAGATTCTTGCCGAGATCAACCGTGAAGTTATCCGTACCATCTATAACGTAGCAGAACCTGGTGCTCAGGCTAATGTTGCTTCTGCTGGTACTTTCGACCTTGACACCGACTCCAACGGACGCTGGAGTGTTGAGAAGTTCAAGGGTCTCATCTTCCAGATGGAAAGAGATGCTAACGCGATTGCCCAGCGCACTCGTAGAGGCAAAGGTAACATGATCCTCTGCTCTGCAGACGTTGCCTCCGCTCTAACCATGGCTGGTGTACTAGATTACACCCCTGCTCTAAACAGCAACCTCAACGTTGATGACACCGGCAACACCTTTGCTGGTATCCTCCAAGGTAAGTATCGTGTATACATCGATCCTTATTCTGCTAACGTTTCTGCTAACCAGTACTACGTTGTTGGTTACAAGGGTTCTTCCCCTTATGACGCAGGTCTCTTCTATTGCCCCTATGTGCCCCTCCAGATGGTTCGCGCCGTTGGTCAGGACACCTTCCAACCCAAGATTGGATTCAAGACCCGCTACGGCATCGTCGAGAACCCCTTCTCTCAGGGTGCTACCCAGGGCATGGGAACCCTCACCCGCAACTCCAACCGCTACTATCGTCGCGTCAAGGTTGCCAACCTCATGTGATTCTTGCCCTACAGGGCATTCACTTCACGGGGATCCTTCGGGATCCCTTTTTTTATGTCTACATAGTATGTGTGATAAGTTTTAGTCATGAAACAATTACCAGTAGAAGAAATTTTTGGAGAGGATTACTATATTGAGCATCAGGCTCTTTTCCAAACTCCACTATTTCGAGCATCATTATCGGGTGATATTGATAATGATAAGTTAGCAGAAGAAATCTATAAATTAAGAGAAGAAAATCCAGAGTCTGTTAAGCATTCAAATGAAGGTGGTTGGCATAGTCCAGGATATGTTGGTCAAAAAATGAATCCTATTTTTAAACCAGTCATTGATGGCATAACAAAAGTTGTTAAAGATTTACCTTTTACTCCTAAGATTGATAAAATTTCAGAATTGTCAGTATGGTCAATAATCAATAAAAAAGGTGATTGGAATCAACCACATCAGCATCCAGACTGTGATATGTCAGGAGTTTACTATGTAAAAGTTCCAGAAGGTGATTGTGGAAATATAAAATTTTGGGATCCTAGAGAATCATTACAATATGGTAATAGATTTGTTTTAGAAAGATATAATGGCGGCGAAAGCACCGAAAGATTTCCAGTGGAAGGTGACTTATGGTTATTCCCATCTGCCTTTAAACATTCAGTACTTCCAAGTAAAGTTGATGAAGATCGCATTTGCGTTTCTTTTAATCTTTCCTTCTAAATAACTAAAAAATAGCAATGGCTGCTGCAGGAATTTTAGTAAATCAAATAGCGAATAGAAACTTTCTTACTGGTGTAGGTTTTAAGTTTACTTTAGGAAAATACCCGAAGATTGATTTCTTTTCTAATAGTGCCAGAATCCCAGAGTTAACTTTAGATACAGCAGTTCAACCAACGTATCTAAAAGATATTGATGTTCCTGGGGAAAAGCTAACCTATGGTGATTTCACACTTAGGTTTCTTGTCGATGAAAACATGGAAAATTACATATCAGTATATAATTGGTTATATGGTTTGGGATTTCCGGAAGAAACGGATCAATTTAGAAAACTAACCACTGATCAAGGTGGCGTAAGAGATCTCAAACAAGGATTCTCTGATGGTACACTTAGAATACTCAATAGTAATTTTAATGAAGTTGCAAAAGTAAAGTTTAAGGATTTGTTTCCAGTTTCCTTGACATCTTTAGATTTTGATGCTACAAGTACAGATGTCTCATACTTTACAGCAGAGGCAACTTTCAAGTATACTATTTACGAACTGTCTTCTTCTATCTAATGGATCTTGATAAAATTCAAGAGATGTGGCAGAAAGATTCTGTCATTGATCCTGATAACCTACATGATGAATCTTT